ACACTTAAATTTATAAGTGTTTCCTTCAGGATAATAGTAAATATACATTGATGGATCTCTGTCATGAGGATTAAATATACTACTAATTCTTACTCTTTGACCTCTAAGAGGATCTGGTAATTGTAATTATTTCTCAAATATCCAGTCACTTGGTACATCTTTAATATCACATATAAAATTCTTTAAACTAAACATAATATAACTATTAAATTAACATAAAAAGGGTAGACATTACATCTACCCTCAAATATGTCAAGAATTAACAATTTAATTATGGAAGTTGCAAGTCATTTATATTATTTTCAAATATAGGAGCTGAAAATACTTCAGAAGCTGGAGCAAATCCTGCAGTTAATGCTTCATTTCCATCTGTCTGAGGAGCTTCTGCATTCTTTTTAAGAACAATATGCACATCTTCATTGAATGGAATTAACTTAGCATCATCTGCAGTGTTAGCATATGCAAATTTACCCTCAGTTCTTTTTGGTAAATATAATGCATAACTTGGATATTCAGAACCTTCTTTAAAATATTTTTGTGCAGCAATTGTAAAATAGATTTTATAACCACCTTTAATAAGAAAAGCTCTTACCTCAGCTACAAGATCTTCAATAGTTGGTGCATCAATGTTCATACCTTGAAATTGATCTAACAAGTTCAATTGTTTTAGGAATGTACCTAAGAAATTTGTAATTGACTCATCTCTTGTGATAGTCTTACCTTTATACTCCCAGTCTTTAAAACCATATTGGTTAGCTTTTACATTGCTAGTTTGACCTTTATAGTTACCTTTAGAAGGATCTAATCTGTTGATTTGAAAACCTTCAAAATCTTCACCTAATTCAGGACCCATTAAGCTAAATATCAAGTTATACTGATTTGCATCATAAGGAGGTCTTTCTAATTTTAAATCTAATACTGTACATTGGTGTGTGCCTGGTTGTAAACCTTTTTGAACATAAGTACTTTCTGCTGCTGTAAAATTGTTTAAACTAAAACTCATTTTTTCTAATTTTTAAATGTTATTATTAATTAATCTATAAATATTTGATCCCAGTGTGTTGTTACTGTACCATCTTCTGCAATTTCAGAGATAACAATCTCTTTATTTCTTAGATGTTCTGGTCTTGCACCACATAGGATATCATCTTGTGTTTTAAAACTCAAGATATTTTTGTTACCTTTTCTCACTAAGTATCCTATAGCATCTGCTTTAGAAGTAGTGAATATTTTTAACTTGCCTGTAAGATTTAAATCTAAAGCTTCAAAGCTGTTACCATTTTTCTCTAACATAGTGTCTTTTACGTGACCTAGTAAGATTAAATGAGGACATAATGCTTTAAATCTTTTGATAATATCTTCAAAAGCTTGTCTTAACCATGGATAACCTGCTCCATTTGCCATATTAAGGATGGTTCCATGTTTAGCTTTACCACCTGTTGTAGGTGTAAACCAGTTTGCTCCCATAGGAGATTTTGAATACAAAAACTCTGCATAAGATACAGACATGTTTTCTAAAGCTGATATTGTGTCAATAGCAATATACTTGTATGGCTTACCAGCATTTATAATTGCCTGTTCAAGATTGAACAAATCTTGTATAGTAGTAATTTTAATCTTTACTGCTGCTACATAGTCAGAACCATCTTCTAAGTCAATCAATAAACTATCTTTCAGTTGTGACAACAATGTTGTCTTACCTACTTTAGGTTTACTAAAGATTACAAGATTTTTAGGACTTTTTGTAACTGCTCCTACTATACCAGTAGGTAATGAAATACCTGGTACTACAGCTGTCTCTGCTGCTTTTTTTACTTCTGCCATTTTTTACCTTCGTCAATTAAGTTATTCAACCATTTTTTATTTGATAATGGAACTTTGTTCACAATACAATAGATATCTCTAATTGTCATTTGTGCATAGTGATTATCTTCTTTTTCTGTAAAAGGTTCTTCTTCTAAAGAATCTAGATCAACTGTATCAAGGTTTAAGTCTAAACTTTGTTGTGGTGTTGATGTTTTTGTCATTGCTGGATAAGCTGTCTCAATCTTATTTCTACTAATTAACTCTAATTCTGTCAATCTTACAGAGTATGTAGGAGCAGGTAAAGGAGTGCCATCATTTCTGTGTGTTACTTCTACACTAAAGTTAGGAATACTTCTCCAATCAGGTCTGTTCTTCATTTTGTATAGGTTTCTATAACCTTCTTCATAAGGTTTATCAAACCAATCAAATAACTCAACAAATACATCTTGATTTTTTGAAATTTCACTTGCATAAAATCTAATACACTCTGATTTTTTACCATCTACTCCTTCAAACTCACTGCCTTGGTAGCATAGTTTAGCATGGAATAATGGATTCTCAATTCCTGAATCTGCAAATAGTTGTTCCCAATAAGGTTTAAACTCTGCTGTAATTACATTAATGTGCTTCTTTTTTCTTAATAGTTCTGCCATCTTTAACTAATTTAAATTTATATTACTTTTCTAATTATTCTACAAGTTGGTTCTGCAGTTTCTTCAACAAGCATTTGAGCATAATTTGCTCTATACCATTGAATACCTACTTCACCATACCTGTTTTTTAATACATGCATTGCCAAAAGATATTTATCACTTGGTCCAATTACATACTGTGTTGGTCCATAGTACATCAGATTATACTTTGCAGGTCTGTTATAAGCAATCATAACATCAGCACATTGTAATAAACTGTCACTACCATAAACATCTTTTTCTGTAGGGTAATTTCCTTGTTGCCCTGGTTTTTGTCTTTCAGCATCATCAATCTCTCTGTTCAACTGAGTTAGTATAAGAAATACTACAGGTAACTTGTTTTTCATCTCTGCTAACATAACAGCAAGATTATATAAAGTTTCTTGTTTGTTTTTCTCACTACTACTTTGTTTTATCAAAAGAGTGTGATCTAGTGTTACAACAAATGGTTTCCCAACCTTTTTGTAAAACTGTACTAATGCTGATTGCATTTCATTAACAGTAAGAGATTTGTCAATAATAAACTCTTCTCTGTTTTTGTTTGCGTGTGCATACGCTTTTAACTTGTCAAAATCTGATTTAGACAATGGAGGCATTCCATCATCCTTAGCAGATTGAAGGTATCTAATATTCATATTGTTTGCAGATGAGAACTCACGTAGTGCCATGTTCCTACCTAGCATCTCAAACTGAAAATGTAAAGTTGCAAAATCCTGCTCAGGATTTAAGTTCTGTAGTTCTCTTGTTAAGGAAGAAGCTATCAGCGTTTTACCTACACCAGGTCTTGCACCAATTACATACAAAGAATTCCATTCTAAACCATTAAGTCCAATAGCATTAAACTGTTTCCATTGAGTCTTTAATGATTTAGAATGCCCTGTTGCTCTATTGTGAATATAGACCAAACCTTCATTCATTACGTCATAGTAATGTTTCCATAAATCTGTGCCTGTTGCACTCATAAATGTTTGCGATTTAGATTGTAAAAATACTAAACTTTTGAGAGTTAAACAAATTTTTACCAGATTATTTCAGGTAATTTTTTTTGTTCTTTAAGATGTTGATTAATAGCATTGAATATATTATTACAATCCCAACTAGCAGATTTTGCATATGCTGCAGAGGCAGGATGTGAACACTGGAGAAGTAAAGTGTTATTTAATACGCTATCTACTAAATCTTCATAATGTTGTGCTTTTTTACCCATGAACACCCACACATAGTCGTTGTAGGAAGCATTCAACATATCTACTAAGTATGCAATAAAAGGTTGCCAAATGTCAAGATGTTTGCCAATCTTATTGATTTCAGTAGTAAGTGCAGTGTTGAGTAATAAAACACCTTGATTTGACCAGCGTCTCAAATCTGGATCAAATGTTTTTACATCTTTTTTGCCTTGGTACACTGTGTCATTAACAGCATGTAACATATAGCGCAAAGATAATTCTGGTTTTTTTGTATTTCCACAAGAGAATGCTATACCATCAGCTACACCTAATTGAGGATAAGGATCTTGACCTAGCATTATTACTCTTGTTTTATCATATGGACATTGCATAAATGCATTAAACACTTGTTTAAGTGGTGGTGTAAATCTTTGATCTTCAGCCACACATTTTTCTAGTGTTGTCATAATTGTCACAAAGTCTTCTGATAAGAGAAAACCTTTTAATATATCATGCCAACCAGATGGTTTAAGCATCTCATATAATTTTCTTGCATATTCTTCTGATGTATTTTTTTGTATATTAGACATTTTGTTATATATTTGTTACTTAAAATATTAATTATGGAAAACACAGAACCTAAATTAGATCCTAACTTCAAGTTTAAAGTTTTAAAAAGTGATGCAATAACAACTATTGAAGTTAGTACTGCTTTTTATTTAAATCTTAAAGAAGTACTTTATTTCTTAGTAAAAGATAAATCTAAAAAAGAAGCAAATGATGCAATCAAACAAATTAAAGAAGAAAAAATCACTGAAGAATGGATAAATCACTA